TTTTGCTACCGCAATAGCAGTAGCGTTATCATAGTATTATGGCAACCCAGGTTCAATTTAGAAGAGGAACAACAGCACAGCACTTAACATTTAAGGGAGCTGATGGTGAAGTCACGGTAGATACTTCTCTCAAGACTGTAGTTATACATGATGCACTCACAAACGGAGGATTTCCATTATTAAGACAGGATGGTACAAATTCTTTATTAGAAAGAGGTAGTCCAACTAATTGTGCAATTAAATTTGCGGGGGATACAAATACTGGTTTAATATCACCTGCTGCAGATGAGATAGCGTTAGTTACCGGTGGGTCTACTCGTCTTACAATAGATGCTAATGGAGCTGCTACCTTTACAGGTAATGTTCAAGTTGATGGAACTTTATCAGTAACAGGAAGCTTCGATTCCGGAGAAAACTTAGCATTAATTATTGCTTTAGGATAATATGGCAAACACCTTCAAAGTCGATACGAAATCAAGTTGCACAACTGATGCACATACAAGCTCAACTGCAAATGTTTTATCAGCTGGTGGTTCTGCCACATTAGTTCTTTTAAGTATTTTAGTTGCTAATAAGACTGGAGCCAGTGCGGATGTTGATGTTTTTTTAGTAACCAATACTGGTGATGATGTTTTTCTTTTAAGAAATGCACCAATACCAGCTGGATCTTCTCTTGAATTGATAAGTGGTTCAAAAGTAATTATGGAAAGTAGTGATGTTTTGAGAGTAAGAACTGATACCTCAAGTGCTATTGACGTTACTGTAAGTTATCTAGAGCAGACTTAAGATGGCTTTAACTGCAAATAATGATCTTGTTACTTTATCTGTTAATTTTGAAAGTCTCAAAGCCAAAGTTGAAGCAATTGAGATTATTGTCTATGGAGAAAAAGTTTTAGAGCTTGATGATTCTACTTGGGAAAATATTAGGAAAAAAAGAGATTATATTTTAAAATCTACAGATTGGACTGTAGTTCCTGGATGTAGTGTTGATCAAGCTCAATGGTCTGCATATAGACAGAACTTAAGAGATATACCTCAAACTTTCACAGTAATTACAGATGTTGTATGGCCGGTTCAACCATCTACTTCAGGACCAAATACCTAGAAATTCCTCATATTTACTGAGCTTAAAATAAACAGAGATACTAAGACGATTCTCGGTTAAACTGCTATGCCATATATTGGAAATAATATTCGATCTGCTGATGATTTTAGGCTAATTGACGATATCAGTAGCGGTTTTAACGGTAGTGCTACCAGCTTTGCTTTACTTGTTGCTGGATCTTCACCTGTCCCTTTTCCAAAATCACCTCAAACAGTTTTAATATCAGTAAACGGAGTTATTCAAGAACCTGATCCTACAGGTGCTTCAGGGTTTAATTTAGTTGGTACAAATATTGTTTTTAGTTCTGCTCCTACGGCAGGACATTCCTTTTTTGGAATAATATATGCAACTGCTGATTATCTAAATGCAGGTGGTACATTCCCAGACGGAAGTACTGGTTCTCCCTCCATAACCTTCTCAAATGATACCGACACTGGCCTAATGAGGATAGGTTCAGGTGATATTGGTTTTATTTCTAATTCTACTCAAATTGCAAACATAGATGGCAATGGATTGACTATTTCATCTGGTAGTTTAGTTATTATTGACAGTATTATTCACAGTGGAGATACTAATACAAAAATAAGATTTTCAGATACTGATGAAATAAGTTTAGAAACAAACGGTGCTCAAAGATTAAAAGTAGATGGTTCTGAAGTTGTTTTTAATAATACTGGGGCAAATGTAGATTTTAGAATTGAAGGAGATTCAGATCCAAATTTATTTCTCGTTGATGCTAGTGCAGACAAAATTGGTATAGGTGCTGCACCGATATCTACTGGGGCAAAGTTTGAAATTACTAGAAGTACATCAGGTGCTTTTGCAGATGCTTCTGACTCTAATCTTAGACTCTTAAATACAGATACTTCAGGAAATAATAATCAAACCTCATTACAATTTACAACCTTTACAACTGGTTCTGGTGCTGATAGTGCAATAGTTTCACAAGCTGAGGATGCAAGTGGTAACAGCAGAATTGAGTTTTGGACTGATACTTCTAATGGTATGAGTGAAAAAATGGTCATAACTTCGACTGGACTAGTAGGTATAGGAACATCAAGTCCAAGTGGGAGTTTAGACGTTGATGCAGCTTCTGGAGTAGATGGACCTGTTTTTTCAAGTGGTGGAACAGGTAATACAAACCATGCTTTTATAGTAAGAGATAGTGCCAACACTCAGATTTTAAGAATAAATAATAATGGAAGAGTAGGTATAGGTACAACTTCTCCAGGAAATAAATTACACGTTGAGGGTGCGGCAGGTAGTGGTGCTTATCTTACAAAGTTATTTAATACAATCGGAAGTGGTGATGTAGCTGGGCATGTTTTATTTTTAGATGCAAATAGATCAGATACTACTAATACAAAATTAATTGATTCAAAAGATAATAAATTTACTGTTTTTTCTAACGGTGCTGCTAATTTTCTTTCAAACGTAGGTATAGGTTCAACATCTCGTGATTCAATATTTCATGTAAAACAAGATAGTACTACAGTTTATGATGCAACAGACGATGCTGGACAGAGAAACAGTTCTAGTATTCTCATAGAAAATGGTAATGGAGGAACTAATACATTTTCTCAAATAGTATTTGATACTGCAGATAGTAATCAATCAATTGCAAGAATTGCTGCTATTAGAACTGGCTCTGCAACTAACGATTTAGCATTTGTAGTTGAAGATAATAATACTAAAAAAGAGACAGTACGTTTTGCATCTAGTGGTGACGTAAAAATAATCAGCCAACATTTAAGATTTAATACTACAGGTAAGGGTATAATTTTTGGGATTGATGGAGGTAGTAATAGACCATCTATTGTTGGTAACTACACATCATCTAGTGATAATAATATTGTATTTAATACAGCCGGTTCTGAAGCTATGCGTCTTGAGCACAATGGCCGTCTTGGTATAAACACAACAACTCCTCAAGCATTTTTAGAAATTAAAGGCACCAATGCTGGGGGTAATGTAGATGCATTGCATTTAAGAAATAACGGTTCGACTGATAATACTGCTGTAGAGATTAACATGATAACGTCTACAGATCAAACTAACACTGCATCAAGGAGTTTTGTAAAAAGTGAAAGGCAGAGTAGTAGCTCGGAACTAGTATTTGGTACCGGTGACATAGAACGTATGCGTTTGTCAGCGTCAAGTTTATCTTTTGCTGGAACTAAGTCCGGTAATGCTTACCCAGATGCAACTTTAATATTTAATATAAAAGATAGTAATGGTAACAGTAAGAAAGCTCAAATACTTTCAAATAAAATTAATGATATACATAGCACTCTAGAATTTGGAACTACTTTAAGTAATACCTTTGCGGAAAGAATGAGAATTCATACTAATGGATTCGTGGGAATTGGTACAAACAGTCCAACAGCACTTCTTCATGTAGATAGTGATACAGCGACTGCAGGTATAAGAGTTTCTGGTGATGGTAATTCTTTCTTAGAGTTAGATGCAGATAGTAGTATAGCTGGAACTCAAATTTCCTTTATTGACTTTAAATTAGCTGGAACAGTAGAAGCTAATATTGCGGTAAATGAAAGTGTTTCTGGAAATCCTTTAGAACTTAACTCTGCTACCGATCATAATATTTCATTGGGCACTGGAGGAGGAGATGTAGGTATAGGTACATCAAGTCCAGCTTTCAAACTTGATGTTGCTGGAGCTATTCATAGTAGTGCTGCAATAACTGGGCAAGATTTTCGTTCTGATGCTAGTACCACATTTTTCTTAACCACCGGTAATGACTTTAGATTTAGGAATACTGGTGGTGCAGAGCGGATGCGTATTGATAATACTCCAAGATTCTATTTTGCTACAACTAGTCAAGGTCCTCATGGAGGATTCTACAATATTGATGGTAGTAATGATAACGTAAATACACTGAATGTTAAAGGAAATGATGGTAATTATGTAATGATAAGTTCATCAGCAAGAAATGGTGGACATCATATATTCTTCTCAAATCGACAGTCTGGTTCTGATGTTAATACAGGTACAATTCAAGATAATAATTCTAATGTAAGTTATAACACTTCTTCAGACTATCGTATTAAAGAAAATATTGTTTCAATATCAGATGGTATAACTCGCCTCAAACAATTAAATCCTGTTAGACATACATTTAAAAATAATCCTGCTGTTGGAACTGTAGATGGATGGATCGCTCATGAATTAGATACAGTCTGTCCTTATGCAGTTAATGGTGAAAAGGACGCTGTAAATGAAGATGGTACTCCCAATTTGCAGGGTGTGGATTATGGAAGAATTACTCCTCTTTTAACAGCAGCTTTAAAAGAGGCAATTGCAAAAATAGAAACATTAGAAACTAAAGTTGCTGCATTAGAAGCAGCTTAAAAAATAAGCCAAAGTAAAATAAAAATATATTAATTATTTTTTAAAATGGCTGTTACATGGGGTGTTGTTTGTCTTGATTCAACAAAAACAGTAGGAAGTTTATCTGACGTAGTAACTAATGTTCATTGGACTGCTTCTGATAGTGAAACTGTTGGTGAAGATACATACACAGGATATGCATATGGATCTGTAGGTCTAGCTGAGGCTGATTCATCATCTTTTACTGCTTATGGTGATATCAAAGAATCTGATGCTATTGCGTGGGCAAAAGCTGCAATAGGAACTGATGAAGTTACTGCGATAGAAACACGTATTGCTGACCAGATTACTGAAGCTAAGACACCAACAACAACCTCTGGAGTACCTTGGTAAAGTTAGGCATTTTAAACTAGATATATCAAAGATAGTTATTTAGATGGCATACATAGGAGCAGAGCCTCTTCCTGGGCAGAATAGAGAAGTAGATGATATTTCCAGTAGTTTTAACGGAAGTACTACTGCTTTTACTCTGCAAGTAAACTCCGTTAATACTAGTCCCGGCAGTTCAAACAGTATTATTGTATCTGTTGGTGGTGTTATACAAAATCCAGGAACTGATTATACAATCGCTGCTAGTACAATAACTTTCACAACAGCACCTGCTGCAGGTCTTGATTTCTTTGGTTTAATTTTAGGAGCCAGTATAGATACTGCAACAGTTGCTGATCAGGTTATTACAAATGCAAAAATTAGTAACACTGCTGGAATAGCCGGATCAAAAATTGCACCGGACTTCTCAGCTGTTAATGCTGTTACTACAAGATTTATGGTTCCTCCAAAAATTACCACAACACAAAGAGGTAATTTAACAGGATTAGTTTCAGGTGCATTTATTTATAACACAACTCTAAATAAATTACAGGTATATAATGGCTCAGCATGGGAGACAGTTACTAGCTCTACTTAATATGTGCTGTTGCATGAGAGATATCAATTTAGTAAAATTTAATTAAATACTAAAAAAAATGCAAAAAATTTTTAACGCTATTGCCGTTGCTTCGGGAGTTGTCTCTCTAACTGTTGTAGGTGCCACTGTAACAGCTTATGTCATGAGAGATGCAATTATACAGACCATACAGGACAAAGCTTTGGAGACAGTCACAGGTGGTTTTAAAGATGCTTTACCTATCCCAGATGCCACTGGCTCTGTAATACCTGAACTACCTACACCGATGTTTTAAAATTGTCTGAAATTTCAGAAATTCTAATAAATACTGTAAGCATTCCCGAAGTAAAAAGTCATTTTTTTTCTCCTATACAATCATTACCACAGAATCCTCCAGTAACTTTACAGATTGGTAATCCAATTATTGAGATTCCAGGGTGTGTAATTTTTAATCCAGCGAATGACAAATCAATAAATTTAGTTAATGAAGATGAAAGAGGTAATAAAGTTTTATGTGATGCGGGTACTCCAAGTTTTACCCCTATGGATTATCAGCCTGAAAATCTAATATACGTACAAGATGCAGCAGCTCCGGAAGTTCAACCAGCTCCTGAAGTAGAAACTGAACAACCAAATCTAGGTAAATTACCTAAAAATGTACCAAGTTGCCCAAGTCCCAATCAACCTAGAGTTGGAGATTTAACACGGAATGGAAAAGAGATAGTTGTAGGTCATGAACTTAATGAGGATAAAACACTCTGCATAGTTTTATATGAGCCAAGCTCACCAGTAGAAAAATTACTACCAAATACAAGTCAAGTAAGTAATACAGGTGCTTTAGCAGTAGTAGCAACGGCTTCGGCTGCAGCGACACCCTTATTATTAAGGTTAATACGACCATTAATAAAGCAATTAATAAAAAAAATTCAAGCTTTATTAGGTAAAAAAATAGTTAAGCCTTCTCGTGCAGAAATAAAAACTAATCAATATCGTGAGAAGAAAGGATTACCACCTTTAAAGAAAAAATAGATTTATTTTGGAATTGAATGTTGATGATCTGGGATAACCCCATAAGGATTTGCAACTACAATATCGGCACAGATCTGAGCTGATGGACTTGATTTTGCGAAGGTAACTCCCAATCTTTTTTGCTCCGCACAATGCTTTAATCTTGCCATTTCAAAGTCTAATCTTTTATTGGCTAAAATTTGTTTATTTAATTCATTTTGAGTATTAGCAGCTCTTAAGCAACCCTCGTTATGCCTTTTATCGAGAGGTATAGTCACGTTCATACTAATACCCCATCCAATACTATGATTGGTCTTCTGACCTGTTCTAACAGGTTTTTCGTAAAGTATCGCCCCAGGGTTGTCTAATAGACCATCGTTATTGGTATCGGAGGTGTCATATACAGGATCAAGATAACTAGATTCATAAGGTTCTTTCCATGAATCTTGAAGGGTAGCGAAGGGTGTAATTGTGAGGGTAGATCCCTGACAGGACACGCCATTTCCGTGAGTATTAGTCATATAAGGTCCTGATAGATTTTGTACGGCTAAGTTTGAAACGGATCCACTGGAATTTGCTATTGGATTGGCTGTGGCCGACACCCCTCCCACTTCGTTTGCATAGATAGGAGCACTAAATATATTTAAAGCTAAAAGTAAATATTTTACTGACTGAAGGTTGATGTTGTATCTGTTACGGATTGTATTTCTGTTGTTCGCTGAATTATGGTCTGAGATTTTAATCCAGGTTGGCTGAGTGAAGTAGTCATTTGCCAAGGTTTTGTTTCGTCTACTATTGAAAAGTTTGGCATATTTGTAGAATCTAAATTTGTCCACGTAGAATTTACTCCATTTAAGGTCTGAGTAACACTTTGAGCTGGAGGAACCAAGCTACTACTATCTGTCTTTATATTATTCCCAGTTACGGTATATTGCCAGCCTGTCTGATAATCTATGACATTTATTGTCTCAGTTACCGTAGAAGTAGTCTCAGTATGAGATTGTAGTACACCTGTATTAAAATTCGGAACTACAGGCACTGCCTTCGCAGTTGTGCTCATCAGACTTAGGAAGATTACTGGTATTAACTTTCTCATCTGTCTCACGATCTTCTTTTTCTTTAATTGCAAAAGCATGATCCTTTAACTTCATTTTATTGAAATTTCGCTTACAAATTGACCAATTGCAGTTGTTCCTGCACCCCCAGCTGTTAAGCTGACTGTTGATGAGGAATCAATTGTCCCCGCTAATCCTGAAGCAGATCCTGCAGCAGTTGACGTTTGTGTACTTAGAGCACTTACAGCACCAACAGTTGGAGCAGTGCTAACTAAAGCGTCCCCTTGGGTGAATGATTGTGTGAAAGACCAGCTTTCGCCTGCAGTTGCCTGGACAGCAGACAATGTAGGAATCGATGCTACTCCTGACGCAATCGTCATAGAACCAATAGAGTTAGTAGCTGATCCACCATCTGGTGTGTATTGTGTTGTCACATTGTTCCCGGAAACGCTATACGTATTTCCTAGTCGTTCAACATTTGTTGCTGCCGCATTAACAGTTAATTGAATACTACTGGAAATTTTATGAGTGATATCTGCTTTCGCTGCTGGTGCAAATATCAATATCAACAATGGAAGAAACTTCTTCATTTTTCTAGATTTATTGTTTGCTATACATAAGTTTACATGAGGGTAAACTTAGTATGTAATTACATAATCAAATGACAGAGAATTCAAAAGAAAAAAAGAATGTTTTCTCAAAAATAAAAGAAAACATAGATGACAAAGAAGAGCAGATAGCTTTTATTTCAGTCATTGTTAGACTGGTTGTACTCGGCTGGTCCGCATTCATCGTAAGCCTTAA